ATAGATTTAGGCATTCTATTTTCTTTTTTAATAACATCAGGAGTTCTTATAAATCTAAGGTCAGATTTTACAACATCCATTTGTTTGGGAGTGACTGGTTCTGGAAGTTCCTCTAATAATTGTTTAAAACTTTTCATCAGCAGTTCCACCTTCTTAATGCTTTATTTATTCTTGAATCTGGATCTCTTCTTGTCTTTGCAGAAGTAAGTTTCTTCTTCATACCTTTCATTCTTCTACAGAAAGATAATCTTCTCTTTGCAGATTTAGAACCTTTCTTTAATTTCTTAGGATCTTTTGTAACTGCAGTTTGTAATTTAGAACCAGGATTCTCACGACGATATGCCTTGACTGCTTTTCTACTTAAACCATCAGTTTTATCTTTACGATTTACCTTTTGCCAATCTTCACCTAATTCTTCTCTCCAGTTCGACATACTTTCTTTAAGTGGTTTTGGTTTAATTATATCAACAGTTTCAATTTCTGTAAACTTGATATCATCTTTGTTCCAATCTTGAATTAATAATTCACTTTCAATTGCAGTATTTTCTTTCATTGCTTTTTCTAAATCATCTGCCTGTTTTGCGTGTGTCTTAGAACCACTCCTTAACTTTCCAACTAATTTTTTAACGTGCGGTATATCTTTTTTATCTAATATTTCCTGAATGTTTTCCTCTTCCATAGATTTTTTTCTAATGTAAGCATAAAATACATTTTCACCTTTTTCTTTACCATATTGATCTTTAAAACTCTTCATCATATCATCAGACTTTTCATATTTTTTCTTCAACATTGTATCCTTTCTCTTCTGAGCAGGAGTCATCGTTTTTTCAGTTAATTCACCTTCCATCTCATTTGACGAATATAATCCTCTATAATCAACAGGAGATTTCACTCCTTTAGGCAATGCCATGTTTGCAGGATTTTTAGGTGTCTTTGTTGTTTTTACTTTTTCATCTAAAGAAGAAGTTTCTTTTACTTCTTCTTCTTGGACTTTTTTACGCAGTTTGGATACCTCTTACCAAACATTGTTTTCATTCCTTTCTTTTCATAACCTGGCCAACACTTTTCTGATAGTTCATCTCTCCAGTTTGATGGTTCATAATGTGCTTTATCTAATTTTAGACCTAAGTTATGCTGATCTAATTTATCTTTCTTTTGAGAAGAGGTAGGGTCAAGATCTTGTTGCTGCTTGCTGCCTTTTTTTAATTTATATGTTTTTTTTAAATCTTTTTCTACTATTTGTTCATTTTCATATTCTACTTCTTCTTTACGACTATTACCCCAGTTTGCAGCACCTACTTTACGACACTTAACTAATGCACCTGATGCATATGCACTTGGCCAAACTGAATATCTTGACTTAACTTTATGATAGCAAGCATCTTTTGTACCACTACCCTTACCTTTTTTATCTTTGACTTCTGTTAAATCTATTTCTGTTTCCTCTGTATCTTCTAAAATAATATCTCCTACCTCTATTCCGTTTTCTGCAAACCAACCACGATTAACTTCAATTGCATATCTTACGTCACCATCAGGATATACAGGAATTGGATTCATTGGATCTAATTCTTTAATACTTTCAATTATACCTTCTTCGTTTATAAATGCAATATCAAGAGGTATGAAAGTATTTTTCATATGAAAAGAATATTGGTCAGTATTTTCAAATATGAATAGCATACCACGATCTTGTTCCAAACTCTCTCGGAACATCAGACCTAATTTAAACTCTCCATCATTTTGTGGAACTTCAAGTTGAAGTGGTAATGAGATAAATTCTTCTTTCATTTTCTTCTTTTTAGGTTTGTCAGTTGCAACATATGTTGGTTTTGCAGCACCAGTTTTAGATTGTTGACCAGGATCTGCTGCTCTTTTTCTACGATGTGCTGATTCTCTTTCTTTTTTACTCATACTATCATATTTAGAGCGAGATACGCACTTTGGTACTCCCTCACCTGGTTCATCACTTGCACAGGTTCCACCTGTCTTTACGTTTACCCATCCACCTTTACCATCCTTTGATTTTGAACCTTTAAACCAAGAACGAAGAGTTCCTTCTTTTACTTCTTCTTTATCAGTCATATAATCTGCTGCAGTATCAATATAATCTGCTGCTTTTGTTATTTTAGACTGAACCCACGCTTTCACATCTCCTTCACCTTTACCAACTTCTTTTTTGATTTTTTTCGCTGCGACAATAATATTATCAGTTTGACGACGAATCATTTCATATTCATGATCGCCATGCTTTTCTTCATTCATCGCTTTGGTTTTCTTTTTCATTGAATTGATAAATTTTCTATAAACAGCTGCTTCAGCGGTTTTGCCCATCACTCTTGCTCTTTGCTCCATAGCAATTGCTGCTTGAATTTTATGAGCATGTGATCGACTTGATTTCCTAATTTTTGCCACGCTCGCTTTCGCTGTTGCGACATCCTTAAAACCAAGTCCATGAATAGTTCCTTTAGGATCTTCATCTGTATATAAATCAGAATGTTTTTTTGATTTAGCAGGTTGACCTTTTTTACGGGCAATGCGAGGATTTGATTCCTCTGTCATTTTTTTCTTTTTACCTGCACAATGTGCTTTCTGACTAAAACCTTTTGGGTTATCACAATCTATAGACTTTTTATACTTATCTGACCAACCCTCTTTGACTAAAAATCCATCTTCACGAACTTCATAACCATCTGGAATTGGTTTACACTTTTTATCAGTGTTACAATAGTATTCTCCTTTTTTACAGGAAGTCTTTCCCATTATACAGACTATTCAGAGCTATTATTATTTAGCATTCCGTCTTTTAACATTTTTGAAAGTTCGCTTGTTGAACCTACGAATAATGCATTGTTAGTTACGTTACTTTGAGTTTTTGGATTATCTGCTTCTATATCTTTTACTTTTTTATGTAAATCAGCTAATTTATCTGTAGTATCTGCAACACTTTTAATTAATTGACCTGCAACCTCATATGCTCTTGGACTTGCAGTTTCACCAGCAACTTCCATAATGCCATTGATTGCTTCCTGACCTTTTTCTATGAGTGAATATAAATTACCTCTTGTATAATCATAATCTTTCTTGACTTCATCTACTTTAGTTACTTCATCTGCTTTAACAATCGCATCAACCTCAACACTACCATCAGTGTTGAAAGTATCATTCAATGAATCGTAACCTTTTGCCATTAGATGTCTACCCCTCTATTTGGTGCAAACTCTTTACCATCTCCAAAGAATGTGCTTGTTTCTGTAAATCCAAAATCATCACCTGGTTCAATAAATGGTGTATCATCAGTATCTATAACACCATCATCGTTATAATCTTGTTTTGGTTTAGGTACAACAGTGTATCTCTGCTCTCTTTTTGCAGTTCTTGTATTTGTATCTGAATAGTAATCCAATTGAACTTTTTTGATAAGTCCGTCTGGAGTTCTTGCAATGTGATTAAAGAAGAATGTTTTTGCTGTAAATGTTAACGTGTATATTAATGCTCTTCTTGTTGCAAAATCACCTTCATAATCATCTTGTTGAGCAATATTTTGAAGAACCATAGGAATATCTCTTTTTTCTCCAATTGATTTAACTAAATCAATCGATATATTAAAACCTGGTTGAAAGAATGGTAGTATCTGCTCTAATATTTGTAACCCATCATCTTGTAATTTAACTAAAATATTCAAATCAAAACCAAGATTATAAGGAACAGGCATGAACACCTTTTTCATCTTATCTCCATCATCACTATCTAATGCCTTAAATGTTTGAGTTATTCCTGCTTTTCTTGTGGAATCATATGAAATATTTGTTATCTCAAAAGACATCCTTGGTAAAGTAATTTGAGTTGCCTTATTTAATTCAGGTTGCTGTGTAATTCTAGCTAAAAACTTTTGTCTTGGACCATATGCAATTGGAACTTTAATGTCTGATATTACATTACCTGCACCGTCATCGTGACGCACATGAATATCATTAAACAGTGTACCGAATGCAATAACCGTCTTTCTTATAATTTCGTGGTAAAAATAATTCCCTAACATTTCCTTACATGTATGATTCTGAACCACCAATTAAGTTATGACTAACTCTAGATAACTGATACATCACTTCATGTATAGTTATTAGTTTTTCTTTTCTGGTAGGTCTTATTAGAGTCGATGGTTCTACTTTATCATCAAACCAAGGATCGTATTCTATATTATCTGGTGCTGGATAAGTCATTAAAAACTCCCAAATGGATTTGATTCAGAGAAATCAATCAACAAGTCTGCTTCTGACTCAAATATATCGCCTTCATTATATTTATCGTCTGTATCATCATCGAAATTAGACACGCTG